TTAATATATTTCCTATTCAATGACGATTAGTAAGTTCCGCCGTCTAAGTCGCCGTACGTAATATTACTACCGTCTGATTGTAAAATTTTACCACTTGCACCAAGTGTTAACTTATCAAGTGTGTTTGAACCACTAGCGTATAAAATATCACCAGTAGTATATGAACTTTGTCCTGTACCACCATATACTTCGCCAATAACGTCACCATTCCAAGTACCTTGAGTAATAGTACCTAATGTAGTAATTGATGTTTGACCAGCATAAGTTGATTTAATTTGTAATGCGTCAGATGATATTTCAATTGTACTGTCGTCAACAGCAACATTTAATTGATTACCAGTTTTTGTTAAAGCGTCACCAGCACTTATTTGACCAGCACCAGAGAATTGAGAAAATGTAATACTTGTACTACCAAATGTTGGTACGCCGTTATGTGTAGCAACATAACCATTGTCAGCATTTGTAGAACCTTGTTCAGCAAAGAAGAAAGTGCCACCAGTTAATTCTGAAGCTGTATCAGCGTCAGGAGCTCTTGTTAATACATATGCAGTTGAACCATCACCAACAGTTGTTACAGTATAGATACCGTTTTCAGTAGCTGTTGATTGGTCTTTAACTAAAACTCTATCACCTGAAGTTAAAGTAACACCATCAATTGATATTGCACCATTTGAACCAGCTGTTAATGTTCCTGCGCCATTATCATATGTAGCAGATAAATTGGCAGTTGTAGCAACTCTAACACTATCTTTTACATCTAATCCATTTGCAACACTATCAACGTATGCTTTTGTAGCAGCGTCTTGGTCTGAAGTTGGATCACTAACGTTTGTAATTTTACTGTTGTTAACATCAACTGAACCAGAACCTTTTGGATTTAATACTAGGTCAATGTTAGTATCACTACCTGTTGTAGCAATCTCTACACCATCACCAGTAGCTGCGTTACTAACTTGTAATTCATTAACAGCACTTGCAGTTGTTCTTAATAGAATTAACTCATTACCATTTGCGTCAGCAAGATATCCAGCGTCAGCAAATTTAGGTGCTGTAAGTGTTTTATTTGATAGTGTTTCTGTTCCTGCTAATGTAGCAAAAGAACCATCAGACAATGCACTATTAAATTCAGCAGTTGTACCAGTTAAAGTACCTTCAGATAAATCTAATGTTAAAGTATTGTTTGCACTATCAATTATTTTGTTTTGTAAAGTTTGATTGCCTGTTAATGTAGCAACAGTACTGTCTATAGCTACTGTAATTGCATTACCTGTAGCAGATGTATCAATACCAGTACCACCAGAAACAGATAATGTTTCACTATCTAAATCAATAGCAATTGTTCCTGAATCTGTTGTTACATCTAAATCTTGTGCTGTAACTTGTGAGTCAACATAAGCTTTAATTGCTTTAGCAGAAGCAAGTGTATCATCACTTGCAGAAGCAGAACTTAAATCTGTATCAACAACACCTGAAGCAAAATCAGCAACTTCTATATTAGATATAGAATTACCAGTTCCATTTGCGTCAAATGTTTTATTTGTTAAAGTATGTGTTGATGAAGCTGTTAGTACGTCAGCGTGTGTGCTGATTGTAATTGTATCACCTGAAACTGAAGTATCAATGTTTGTACCACCAGTAAATGTTAATGTGTCTGAACCTAATGCAACACCATCGTCTGTACCACTATCAGCAGCAATATCTAATGTTGTTGATATTGTAGCCGTACCAGCCGCTGTTAAACGACCTTGTTGATCAACAGTAAATGTTGGAATTGCAGTTGAAGAACCATATGCACCTGGAGTTACAGCAGTGTCATCTAAATCTATTGTAACTTCGTTATCTGTAATAGATGTAGTAATTCCTGTATCACCAGTAAATGTTAAAGTTTGACCAGTAGTAAATGTGTCAGTACCACTATCACCAGCAATTGTAAATGAACCAGATGGAACAGCAGCAAAACTTAAATTACCAGAACCGTCAACTGTTAAGAATTGACCATTTGAGTAAGTACCTGGAAGAGTATAAGTAACGTCTGAAGCTAATGAGTTGGGAGATTTAAGAGCTACAAAATGTGCGCCGTTATTAGTACCTTCGTTTAATTTTATTGTACCACCTGTGGTAGCATTATTACCAATAAGCAATTCATCAATTGCTTTATTAGAATCTACTATTAAACCAGAAGACGCAGTTAACGTTCCTGGTGTGTGGTCTAAAAGTTGTGTGTAATATCTTCCACCAATTTCAATTGCTGAATTTGATGAAGATGTTGGATCACCAATGAATAACCTATACCCATTACCACCAGCACCATTATCGGTTGCTGAAGTGTCATAGACGTATGCTAATTCCCCTTGGTTAAGGCCGCTGGGTGCATTAGCACCAGTGGTTCGTTTAATTTTGATTATTGTTGCCATTTAAAATATCTCCCTATCTTTTAAAATGTGCCACCGTTTAATATTAAATTTCCACTTTCAGTTTTTATATCATTTCGACTTGTCCATTTTTTAGAAGTATTATCATATTGAAGCATTGCACCATCATTTAATGTTGATACATTAACATCGCCTAGAGCATTAAGTCTAGTTGAAGCTGATGGAACAGTAACGGAAACGTTTCTCGGTCCCGAAGTATTATTATTAATTGTAGCAGTTATTCTGTCTGACATATTACCTTATTACTAGTAAGTTTATAATATTTATAATAATAAGGTAATGTAAAACTAATTAATAACTACTTTTTTTCAGCTTCTTTTGATGTATCAATGCCTAATTCAGCGGCAATAATATCATCATAGTGTTTCTGTAAAATAGCAACTTTTTCTAACTCTAAAGACAACTTAATTCTAGTTGCCTGTAGGTCTTGTCTAATGATAATACTATTCAAAGTTTTTGTATTTAACTCACTTCTTTTATAGTCTTTACCATCAATTGTAAAAGTTTGTTCTTTACTCACATCTGTTTGTGTATTCAATTCACTACTCATTTTTTCTCCTATTATTAAACGTTTGGTTTAACGGTGATTAAACCTTCAATTATTTTTGTTACAGTACTGTCACTTGCCGTTATATCTAAATCATAAACATAACGTGCTGGTGCGTCTAAAGCTGCAGTTTGAGCTGCAGTTAGAGAAAGTGTTATAACACCTGTTGTTCTATCGGCATCAAAAGTTGTTGTAATAGTGGTTCTTGTTCTTGTTGAAGCATAACCTAAAGCCATCTTTGCACTTGCTGTATAACCAGTCAAGTCTAAAGGATTTCCATCATTACCTTTAACGGTAACTGCTGATGAAAACGTTGTTCCTTGGTCTATTACATAATTTGCTACTGCTGCCATAGTACTATTTATACATATACTATTGACTTTTTTTTAAAAAGTGATATTATATAGTATGCATAAAATTTTAATAATTTTAACATTTTTATTTAGTAATATATTATTTGCAGCCGAAAACGACTGTCAATGGGAAAATGAAACTCCTTGTATTATTATATCTAAATCAAACATAACAAACTCTAACAAAATTGGTGATAAAATTACACCAAGTATTTCTATAACAAAAAAACAAATAGAAAAATACAATCTTATAGATTTAGCAAAAACTTTAAATTTTGTTCAAAGCTTAGAAGTATCTCAATCAGGTCCTACAGGACAACAAGGATCAGTTTTTTTTAGAGGCACTAATTCAAATCACGTTTTAGTTTTGTTAAACGGTATACCAATAAATGATTATTCTACACCAACAGGTGCGTTTGATATTGGCCAAGATTTTATGTTTAATGTTCAACAGATAGATGTTTATAAAGGTTCATCTGGTGCTCATTGGGGTGCTGATGCTGTAGGAGGTGCAATTAATTTTAGAACAACTATTGATTATGAAAAAAAATTAAATATTTCTGGAAATCATAATGATAAAACAATTAGTGGAAATTATTACACTAATATAAATGACTTTGATATATCCTTGTCTGCAGGACAACATCAATCAAAAAATATATCAGCACTTTCTGATGCTAGTGAAAAAGATGGAACAGAAAATAAATCACTTTCACTAAACGTAAGTAAATGGTATGATCTTATTCACTGGAGAACAAACTTCTTTACACGAAACACATTTACCGATTTAGATGGACATAATGTACTTGTGCAAAATGATAAATGGTCCGATAATACATTTTATGCTTTTCAAACAGGACTAGATTACAAAAACAGTAGTTTAACTTTACATACACACCAATATGATAGAAACTATGATGATGATTATTATAAAAGTCAAAACTATACACTAAAGGCTACACAACAATATGAAAACTATGGTTTTGGATTTGATTATAAACATAATAAATCATTAAACAATCAACATCATAACTTAGGATATTTTTTTAATTTATCATATGATATATTTTCTTATCATCACAGATTTGATGAAGAACACGAAACGTATAAGTTAGGATTTTTTAAAGAAATACAAGATGGATTAAGTATAAGTGGAAGTACATCTACAAGTTACAAAGATAAAACTACTTGGACATCTATAGAATATGGTGAAACACAAGAATTAACCTTAACTAAAAATAATTTTTCAACAACAGTTTTTAAAAACGATATAGGTAATTTAAATACAGATGGTATTGAATTTGCTTATAATCTAAATGATATTAAATTTTTTGCAAGCCATCTTAACAGCAAAACAAACGATACGGTGACATTAAGACGTCCTAATTGGTCACTAGGATTTATTCATAATTATAATTTTAAAAACAACTTTTCACTAACCACAAACTACAAATACAAAGGTGAACATTTAGATGTACATAATTCTAATTGGTCAACAATATCAATGCCTGAAACACACTTATTAGATTTAAATATTGGTTATGATTATTATGGAATAAAATTTGGTGTAAGTATTACAAATCTTTTGAATGAAAATTATGAGTCGCCTCACGGATTTAACCAAGAAGGTAGAAAATTAACTTTAGGATTTAACAAATCTTTTTAACTTTGAACAGCTATGTTATTATGTTTGTTTAGTTTATCTAAATCTTGTTGATAATGTTTTACTTTATCTAAAGCGTGTTGTTGAAACTGATAACCTAGGTCTTGTGCCAACTTCATCAATCTTTTAAATCTATCAAATCTAATTGAAAAATCTGAATTTTCGTTTTTCCAATGATAACCAAATTCTGAATTAAATAAATCTCTATGTTCAAAATCTAATGGTGTATTTTGAAAAGTTATCATTATATGGTGTGAAATAGTAATTTTTTTAGCATACTTTCTATACTTTCTTAACATATCTAAAGTTTCTTCAAAGTCTTTTTCTGTTTCTGTAGGATAACCACATATAAGTAAAAACTTCATATCTATATTACGTTCACCTAAATTTGTAACAAAGTATTCTATATCATCATTGCTAAACTTCTTTTTCATATGGTGTCTTACTTGTTCACTGCCTGACTCTATACCCATTTCTAATACACCACAACCAGATTTAGATAAGTTATCAAAGTCTTGCTGAGAGAAAGTCTTTTTATCTCTAACAATAAATTGAGCGTCCCATTTGATTTTCTTCTCTCTATTTGCTAACTCGTGGCATAAATCTCTAAAATGTTTCATTGATCCATTAATTAATGAGTCTGAAAATACTATTTTGTCAAAACCTGTAGCGTTAGCAACGTGGTGCATATCATCAGCAATCTTTTTACCTGTCTTCCATCTATACTTTGGCCATATTGACATAACATCACAAAAGGTACACTTACGAACACAGCCTCTACTACCAGATATTACTGCTCTATCATATTTGTGTTGATGTATTGTATCTGAATAATCAGGTGGTGGCAAACTTTCTATATCTTCCATCTGTACAGGATCTCTACCATTAATACCAGGAAAGTCTAAATCACCTTCTAAAAATGCTTTGAGAGCGTGTTCCTCACCTCTTATAAAATGTTTTCTAGGCCAATTCTTATCTACACCAGACCCACCAAAAACAACATTTTCATAAGGCTCTGCAAGTTTAAGAGCGTCATCTTTTTGTAAAAAAGAAAAGACAGATATGCCTAACCATTTATATTCGTACTTTGCAATTTCTTTGTGTATGTTTTCTAAAGTATCTAATTGATTTCCATCTATAACTTTAACTTTGTAACCAAAAGATTCTAGGTAACCTTTTATAAATGCAGGACCTGGTGCAGGTTTACCTTTATCCATTCCTGGTAAAGATGTAATTACTAAATCATAAATCATTGCAATGCGCCTACAATATGAATCCTATCTATTTTTGAACAGTTTAAAGCTGTGTGATTTTTTGTAGTATCTACAACATATGCCGTACCGTCAGCAGGCAAATGTATTCTATCTTCATCTATTAGTAAGAAACAATGAGGATGTGTATAAACTGGTATGTGTAATCTTTTTGTTTTATCAGCGTGCCATAGATAACAACTTTTAGGCCTCATTTTCATTAATCGAGTTCTTACTAAATTATTTTGTTTTATAATATTATTAATATAAGGTATATCGTCAAATAAAGGAATATTGTAAGTATGCTCTGTATGATCTACATCATATCCTTTATCAGCACCTTCTTCAGGATTCATTTCTTTTGAGTAACCTTGTAGATACAATTGTTTTTCGTATTTTGGTAGTCTTTTCAACTCTTTTTTAATGATTTCTAAATCGTATCGCATACAGATATTTAGTCTATAAATATTGACGTAATTGAAAGGATATGTTATAATAGTATTATGAAAAATGTAAATATAGTATGTACAAGTAAACCTGGTGATGGCCTTTTAAGATATAGTTATGAACATTGTTGTTATCTTAATAATTTAGGCCTTGATATTAAAGCCAACTTAATAATTATACCAAACAAAAAACACACACAACAAGATTATATTGATGCTTTAGCGGAGCAATACATTAAAGTTGAAAACATAATTTTTGATTTTTATATAGCTAAACCTGAAGACATAACTTTAGTTATGGGTAGAAGTATGGTGACTTTAGCTCATTTAGACTATATTCAATATAGTGAAACACAAAAATTAACCTTACATCAATTATTTAATAACAAAATTATATCTGTATATTCTGAAAATCATCCCAAAGATTATGATTTAGCTTTGAAACGTTTTAATCCTAAAAAGGTTTATGACCTATGTGATTTTGAAGTTTATCCAAATGGAGTAGGACATCAATTTGAAAAAATTATAAATTTTAGCATATACAAATCTTTTAAACACGATATAAAATATCAGTATTTATTTTTAGGAACAAACAAAACTTATTATGAAGCAGTTGAGGATGTTATTAGTAAAAACTGGCTTTTATATCAATCGCATGGTATTATAACTTATCCAGACAAATATTTAAACCCTCAATATAACAACTTAAATGTGCCAGTAAAAAATCTATTAGGTTCGTTTGAAACATATGCTTATACAAAACCTAATTTTGATCCTGCACCACGTATCATACAAGAATGTAAATACTTTGGTAAAAAGGTGTTATATTTAAGAGATAAAGAAATACAAGATGGTGGTCCTGTTTACTGGAAAAGACCTGCAAATTGTTTAACTGATAAAAGAAATGAAGATAAAATATCAAACTTATTAGCTGCAATTTATAGAATGTAATGTATAATAACTCAAACTTTATAAACAAAATAAAACCACAATTATCATCTTTCTTCCACGAACAATTTTTTACAAGAGATGATGGAGAAAATCCTGGTGTTAATGTTGATTTATCAGCTAGATGTGGATTAGAGTGTATGAGATGTCAAAGACAGACTTACTATGAAAATAATAAAGAAATACCTGGCCACGATTTAACAATAGAAGATTTTAAAAAAATAACTGATATGTTTAAAACAATTAATTTTTGTGGTCAATTATCTGATCCTGTTCACAATGAATATTTTATTGATATATTAAGATTATGTAGAATGAAAAACGTAGGTGGCACAATTCACAATGCGTCTTCGTTAAAATCTAAAGAATGGTACATAGAAGCGTTCAAAGCACATCCTGATATGAGATGGGTATTTGGTATAGATGGTCTGCCTGAAGATAGTTGTTTGTATAGAATTAACCAAGATGGTGAAAAACTTTTTAATATAATGATTGAGTCAAAAAAACACTTAAATACTAAACCTTGTTGGCAATACATTATATTCAGATACAATGAAAATGATATAGATGAGGCAAGAGAATTAGCAAAGAAAAATGGTATAAATTTTAATTTAACCTATTCATCAAAATGGTTTTCTGAAGATGATCCGCTAAGACCTAGAAACAAAGATTATAGTATATGGTCAGCACAATATAAGGATAAAGGTTATGACAAAGTTTAGACCTAAATGTTTATCATCAACTACACAAATGGCTGTAGATAATAGAGGTAGATTATTACCTTGTTGTTATATTGATACACCTAGATGGATTGAATATCCTGAAATTAAAAAGTTATTAAATGTTAGTGACATAAGTAAAAATAAAAGTTTAAAAGATATAATAACTTCAGATGAATGGAAAGAGTTTTATAATACTTTAAAAGAAGGTGATTTAGATAAAGTGCCTGTAGTATGTAAACAACATTGTTTAGATGATGGTATTGATACATTAAAGGTGGAAGAATGGTTTGATGAGTCTGGTGGTATGATTGTGAGAAAAGGCAAATGAGTGATATTTCATTTTATAGAAGATCAAAAAAAGGTATAAACATTGACATAAGTAATAGGTGTCCACTAGAGTGTATGAGATGTCAAAGACAAACCAACTTTACACTTGAAGGCAGAAAAGTTTATGGTAGGGATGCTACAATGGATGAAATAAGAAAGCTATCTGATTATTTTTCATCATTTAATTTCTGTGGTCAATTATCTGATCCTGTTCATCATCCTAAATTTGTTGAAATATTAGAATATCTTTATAAAAAAGAAATTCAAGTTACAGTACATAATGCCTCATCACAAAAACCTAAAGACTGGTATATAAAAGCATTTAAAGCACACCCTAAAGCAAAATGGATATTTGCAATAGATGGTCTGCCTGAAGAAAGTAATATGTATCGTATTAACCAAGATGGTCAAAAGTTATATGAGGTTATGTTAGAGGCAAAGAAACATTTACAACAAACGCCATCATGGCAGTTTATAGTGTTTAGTTATAACGAACACAATTTAGAAAAGGCAAAACAAATGGCAATAGATGAGGGTTTAATGTTTATAGTTTTACATTCATCTCGTTGGATGAGTGAAGACGACCCATTAAGACCAAAACAAAAAGAATACAATTTAGGATATAAAGGATATATTAGACCAGATGTCGGACAAAAAAGATAAACTAGAAGGTAAGTTTGTTGCTCAATGTATGAATGGCAAACAACAAATGGCTATGAGTAATAGAGGTCACCTATTACCTTGTTGTTGGTGCGACCAAGAATGGACATTAAATACACCTTTGTTTCAGAAAATGTTAAAAGTCAGTAAAGTAAGTGAGGCAGAAAACATAGACGAAATAGTTTTATCAGATGAGTGGAGAGATTTTGAAAAAATAATGAAAGAAGGTGAGGCAGGCGATCATACTAGAGTACCTAAAAATTGTCTGTATCATTGTTTAGTTAGAAAGGGAGATAATATAAAAATAGAACATCATTTAGACGAAAAAGGTAAATCAATAGTAAAAAATAAATCATAATGAAAGATAATATAATAAAAGAATTAAAAACGGTTTATGATCCTGAAATGCCATCAATAGACGTATTTAATTTAGGTTTAATTTACGATATAGATATAAAGGAAGATAAAGTTACAATAACTCATACATTAACATCTATGTTATGCCCAGCTGCTGATGAAATTAGTAAAAATATAAAAGAAGCAACTGAACGTGTAGCAGGTAAAGGTAATGTTAAAGTTATTATCACACATACTCCACCTTTTAGTAGAGATATGTTAAGTGAAGAAGCAAAGTTGATATTAAATTTATGAAGAAGAAATTAATAGTAAGCGGTTGTAGTTGGGGTGATAACAATTTTTTTTCACCATTTCATCCTGAAATGGATTGTGATTGGCCTAAATGGCCTGAACTGTTATCAAAAAAACTAAACATGGAGTGTGTTAACCTTTGTAAATGTGGTGCAGGACAAGAATACATCTATTCATCTATATCAGATTATATACAAAGCACACCTAAAGATGAAATTGGTACAGTTATAGCTGCGTGGTCTACAGCACCTAGACGTTGTTATAGTATAGGTACTAGATGGACAAATGATAGACAAGATATAAGAGGTGATTTAAAATATTGGATAGAAAGAAGCATAAGATATCAATATGCTTTTCAAAATCTCATGGAACAATCTAAATTACCATATATGCATTTTCAAACGATTAGTTTATATAAAGGTCATTTGTGGGAAATGAGAACCAAACAAAATGTTAATGAACAGTATTTACAAAAATTAAGAAAATATGCTTTAGAAACAATTAAAAATACTAACTATAAATTTAATAATAAATTTTTAGGATGGCCTGTAGATGAAGAACTAGGCGGTAAAACAATTGAAATGGGTGTATTAAATGAAGAACACAGAATATCAGAGCTGGATAGACATCCTAATGCAAAAGGGCAACAGAAAATAGCGGAGTACTTATATGAAAAAATTATTAATAGTTAGTGGAGATAGTAATACCGATGAAAACTTTACTTCCGCATCTCATCCTGATTGGGATTTTAGCTTCAAAAAATGGCCTGAACTACTAGCAGATAAATTAAATATGAAGGTTGTTAATATGGCAAAAGTTGGGCAGGGTAACGAATACATTTATACAACTCTACGAAATAAAATAACTAGTATAGAATATAAACAAAAAATTGGTTTAGTCATAGCAGCCTGGTCAGAAGCACCAAGAAAAGATTATAAAAAAAATATGAACATTTGGACGTCATTAAGAGTTGATACTCATGGTAAATTATATGGGTGGGTAGAAAAAACTTTAGGTCATTATTTAGATTTTCAAATTTTATGTGAAAGATATGATATACCTTATGCCCATTTTCAGATTATGGACCTTTTTGAACATTATTTAGAAGGTATAGGGCCAAGTCAATCAGATATTGAAAAAGGAGCAAACCCTTATAATAACAGTCCTTATATCCCACTTTTAGCAAATAGATTAGCAGATGAAAAAAAGTTAGTAGAATTGGTAATTAGATATGGTAAAATATTAGATACTTCTAAATTTATAGGATGGCCACCACTAAAAAAATTAAAAGGATATCGAATAAAAGATTTAATCAATATATGGGATTTAATTAATAAAAAATCTTCTTTAAGGGTGTCCGAATTTGACGCTCATCCTAACAAACAAGGACATATTGCTATATATGAAAAAATATATGAGTTATTGAGAGAAAATAGAATAATAAACTAGGAGAGTTATGACTGGATGGAATAGAGATTATTTATCAAACAAAGAAGAATATTTAAAACTTTTTGATAACGTAATGCAAAAAGAAAACGAAAGAAACATTGAATTTTTAGAAAAACATATTTTAAAAATTATTAATAGAAAATATGCTGTAGCTTGTGCAAGCGGAACAGACGCATTACACTTTTCACTTATTGCATTAGGTATTAAACCAGGTGATGAAGTATTGACCACAAACTTCTCTTGGATATCTACAGCTTCTTGTATAACAATGGTGGGTGCAACACCTGTATTTTGTGATGTTAATTTAGAAACCTATCATATGTCAATTGATAGCATTAAACGTATGTATTCTGATAAAGTAAAAGCAATAGTATATCCACACCTGTTTGGTAACATATCTGATATGACAGAAATACAAAACTTTTGTGAAGAAAAAAATATAAAACTAATAGAGGATGCTTGTCAATCATTTGGTGCAAATAGAAATGGCCAATATGCAGGAACGTATGGTGCTGTTGCAACATTAAGTTTTAATGCAAACAAACCAGTTGCAGGTATATCTGGAGGTGGTGCATTTCTTACAGATGATAAAGAACAGGCAAATCTAGTGAGAAAATTAAGAAGACACGGTAACAATGAAGTTTTAGGATATAACTCTAAAATGTTAGCAATCAATGCTGAATTTATTAATTTTAGAATAGATAAAATGCACGAATGGCAAGATAAAAGATTTAGAATAGCTAAAAGATATGATAATAATTTAAAAGATATAGTTACACTTCAAAAAATTGATGAAGGTGTTAATCATTGTTTTCACAAATATGTTATTAGAGTTGAAAATAAAGAAATAAGAGAAACCTTAAAGAAAAGACTAGGTGCAGCTGTACACTATCCTAATCCTATATCGGAAAATGTAATGTATAATTCTATTATACATAGAAAAGATAGCTGCTTGAATAGTCAACAAATATGTGATACAATACTAACATTACCTATTCATCCATATTTAACAAATGATGAAATAGATAATACTTGTAATATAATTATGGCAACAGTATGAATGAAATAATAATTAGTCCATCTTTTAAAACTTTCTGTTATTTTGATAATAACAATAATATGATTGACATAACAGATAAAATACCTTTTAGACTTTTAGAGTTAATTAAAAAAATGAGATATATCTTTGGTAATGATATAGTGCTTGATAAGTCTTTGATAACAGATGACATTGAGGATATCTATCATTATATAATAGAAAAAGCCTATGAAAGATCAGACTACATATTTGAAGAAATAAATTTTAAAGATAAAGCAAAAGAAAAATTGTTATCTGCTTTCAATAAATTTTTTTTTGAAAAGTTTAATAAATGAAAACATTAAAAGAAATACAAGAAAACTATTTAGCCATAGACTTTTTTATGTCTATGTCTTGTAATAAAGATTGCCATTATTGTACAAGTTATACTTTAGAAATGAGAAACTTGACAGTTGATATGGATTTCCTAAAACAAACACTAGACTATTTAAAAAATTATAAGATACGTGTTTGTCTTCTAGGTGGTGAGCCAGGCCTAATTAAAAATTTAGATGATGTAATTGCTGAAGTTAAAAGCAGACCTAATCACGTATGCTCAGTACTATCAAACTCCTTTGTACGTAAAAGATATCCACATATACTAAAAGATCCTGATATACTTTATATTGAACATAATATATTAGATTTCTATGAAAACGAAATTAAAAAACTTGGTAGTTTAGATTTACTACCACCTTACGGTTTCATACAACCAAATGAATACAATAATTACAATCTATGCGTAAAGACACCTAATTATTTTAAATATAAAGATAATTTTCCAGAAGAAATGAAACAGTTAAATCACAAAAATACAATGTGGAAAACATTTAACGGTAGAACACCTAATAAAGATGATGTATTAGCGGTACATACTCAAGCTGCTGAAATAGATCGTAAGATGTGTGCAGCTTTTCCTATGGTACCTGTTATTAATTTTGAAACAAAAAAACTTGTTCATTGTAGTAAGAAATTTGCCAATAACGTAATTCATTCTAAAACATTTGACATAACACAGGAAAATATAGACAAGATGATGAATTTCAGATTATTTAAATATGAAAATTATTGTAAAAATTGTATGGAATGGGTGCAACCTAAAGGTCACTTTCCAATATCAAAATATGCGAGTGTATTATGAGTATAACTGATACATTAAAAAAAAGAGCCCACGTTGTTCATTATAAAAAAGATATTATACCTACTAGATCACAAATAGAGGAGATATTAAGAATAGGTTATCCTCTTGCAACATCAAAACAAAAAGCATTTCCTTACAAAGCATATGTACTAGGGCCTAATAAAGAAAGAAGTAAAATGTTATATGACCTGTGTGAAGGCAATAAAATAAGTTTTGATGGTGATGTAGGAGAAAAATATCACGCAAATCCTAATTTATATCATATATCATCAGCACCTTGGACATTAATATTTACACCAAGAGTTGCACCAGGTAATAAATTTGCACAAGAACAATGTGCCAAAACAGGAACAAAATGGGAAATGGGCGATGAGTCATTTATACCTCGTGGTAGAGAGAGTTGGTCTATAGAGGTAGGTATGATTGCAAAAACAATTACAGGTGCAGTATTAGACGCAGGTTGGGATACTTCTTATTGTATTTGTTTTCCTAAGCAAGTTAAAAAATGGCAAGTTAATACAAAAAATTATTTTGATTTTATTAAGTATAGGCCATATTTAGTACAGACTATTGGTAAAGCAGACTTATATAAATGGCAAAATATGAGTAAGAACAGCTTGAAAAAAGATACTTGCCCACCATTTGAAGATATATTTAAATTTATAGATTAATTATGAATGATAAACTTCCTGAACACTTGACTAAAGGCGGGCCAGGTGACCAATACCTGGGTGGGGGAAAAGTAGATACATCTGAATGGTTTAAAAATAATACAATATCTGAACTAGATAAAAGTATTAAAAACCAAGATATATATTTTTGCGCTGCTCCTTTTCAATTATTATATTCGGATACTGATGGTGGTTATGCACCTTGTTCGTGGGCTGAAGCAAAAGTATTTAAAACAAATATAAAAGACGTTTCAATAAAAGATTGGTTTGAAAGTAATACTAAACTCAATCAATTACGAACTGAAATGACAACACCTGACTCTAATTTAGAGTTGACAAAAAAATCGTGTGGTTCGTGTATCAAACAAGAAAAACTATACGGCAGATCCAGACGACAGACTTCTTTAAAATTACAAACTAACGACACTTTTTTATGGCCAAGAATACGAGAAGCAGTTGAGGCATTTAAACATACTGGTAGAGGCCATATAGAACATAAAATATTTGAAGTGCAAATTAAAGCATTTGGTAATCAATGTAATTTAGATTGTTATATGTGCCATACCTTTGACTCTTCTACAAGAACTACAACATTAAACTCTAAGGAACTAGAAGGTCAATCAGTTATAAATGACTACACTATTAAAAAAGGTAATGAGTTGAAAAAACTAATTTCTTCTATTAAAGGTGCAAAACTTGAAGATATTATTAATCAAATAACAGAAATAGCTCCTTTCATTTACAATCTTAAATTCATTGGTGGCGAACCACTTGTTATGAAACAATACTATAAACTACTTGACGCAATAGTAAAAACAAAATATAGTAATCAAATGTATGTAAAATTTCAAACTAATATGTCTGTTTTAGGAGAAGGTAAATATAAAATTACAGACTACATCAAACACTTTGAGCGATTTGAAGTTACCGTATCACTTGATGGTATAGGTAAAACAGATGAATATATTAGACGTAGATCAAATTGGAATGATATAGTTAATAACATTAAAACTATGAAACAATATCCTAACGTACAAATTAATTTAAATGGCACAATATCTTTTTTAAGTGTATTGAGATTTGATGAACTTATAAACTGGTTTGATGAAAACAAAAAACTATTTAATCAGATTAACTGGTCTAATATAAGAGGGCCAGCAAAGTTATGTGCAAATGTATTACCAGATGATTTAAAGAAAAAACTTATAGACAAATATAAAAACTTTCCTGATATACAGAATGTTTTAAAAGAAGATAACGCAGGTCTGTCTTATTTAGATACAATAGACTACTTGTTAAAAATTGATAAATACTATAAAGGCACTAAATGGGAAGCAAACTTATTTGATGTCTTTCCTGAACTGAAAAAATATAATGGGGGAAAAAGAGTGAAAAAAATATATGCAATAGCATTAAACTTACACGACCATAATACGTATGATGGTAAGTGGCACAATCAACGAGAACGACATACTAGATTTAAACACAATCTACCATATCACGCTGAGGCATATGATCATCAATCAGATATATTAAATCCTAGTGACTACAGATTAAATAAAGAATTTGTTAATGAGTATTGGCTTAAAAATAAACCAGATGGTACAAATGGCATTCTAGCATTTACTTACACACTTGGTGGTATTAGAATGTGTAAAGACATATTACCAAAAGAAATATTTGACTATGACCCTAAAAACTTATGGGACTATCATCTTAAAGATAATATTTATTTTATAGACCATCACCAATCTCACGCAGCCTATGCCTTCTTAAATTCAGGTTTTTTAGAATCAGATATACTTGCTATTGATGGAATAGGTTCTAAATTTAGATGTGTTTTTTTTGATAAGGATTATAACTTGATAGATTTATCAGATAAATTACCTATTGGTTGGTTATGGAATCATATGTCAAATCTTACAGGTTTTGGCACACTTGGTGCAAGTAAACTTATGGGTAAAGTTGGATATGGAAAATATAGCGACTACTATTACAACACCTTTGAAATTATATTTGACGGTCCTATTACAGAAAGAAAACAAGAACATTTTAAAGAAATTGATATAGATAAACATGGAATTGATGATCTTGCATTTACCTTACAAAAATTTACTATTGATAAAATTAAAGAGTATGTATTACCACTAAAAACAACTAATAAATTATGTATTGCTGGTGGTGTCGCATATAATGGATATATGAATGAAATGTTTACTGAATATTATGATGATGTATTTGTACCACCTGCTGTAGGTGATGAAGGACAAGCTATAGGTGCTTATCAACACGCTGACTATATGTTAAATAAAAATATACATAAATCAAACTTATATGCTGGTAAAGAATACGAATTTACTGGTGATGAAAAAGTAGATTATAGAGAAGTGGCACAAGCGATTGCTGATGGTAAAATAGTAGGTTGGTTTCAAGGTAAATCAGAAAGTGGTAATCGTGCATTGGGTAATAGAAGTATTTTAGCAGACCCACGTAATCCTGACATTAAAGATATTATTAACAGCACCATTAAAATGAGAGAAGACTTTAGACCATTTGCACCTGCTGTATTAGAAGAACATTACAAAGAATACTTTGATACAAGATTGCCTAGTCCTTATATGAGTAGAATATGTAAAGTTAAAACCGATAAAGTGCCTGGTATCACACACGTTGATGGTACGGCCAGAATACAAACAGTTAATAAAAACGATAATGAAAAGTTTTATAAATTATTATTAGAGTTTTGGTGCATTACAGGTATACCTATGTTATTAAATACAAGTTTTAATTGTCAGGAACCAATTGTTGAAACACCTAAACAAGCCATCAGAACTTTTAAAAGAACAGCACTAGACTTGCTAGTTATAGGAGATTATATAATAAGAAAATGATTGACAAGATAGACTTAAATTTATTTAAAAGAATTATACACGAAGGCAGACACAACGTTGATCTTTTAGACTCGTATAGTATAAATCAATTTAGAGCAAAAGAAAGACTAATTAATCACGTTGAAAAATTAGGCATTGTAAACGAAAGTAGTGAGATAGTGATTATGGGTGGTTGGTATGGTAGTATATTTTTACCTGCGTTTAAATATGTAAAGAAGATTACCTTAATAGACGTAGATAAAGAAGTTATTAACATGGCTACAAATAGATTATTCTATGATTATGACAATGTAGAATTTATATGTGATGATGTGTTTGAAACATTTAAAGAAAAACAATTTAAAAATGTTGACTTGTTTATTAATACTGCTTGTGAACATATGCGACCTATGAAAGAATGGGGACCATTAGGACCTAGATCAAAACATTTTAATTCAAAGTTTGGTGTACCTGTTACACGTAAAGAAGCATGGTGGGAGAGAGTTGCACCTACACACTTTGCGTTTCAATCTAATAATATGTTTCATATACCCACCCATATAAATTGTTGTAATACTATTGAAGAATTTAAAGAACAGCTACCAAATAAAGAATTTAATGGTGTTGAGTCTAAAGTGCTTGTAGAAGATAAAATTAAAGATGAGCGTGGAACAAGATTTTTATTAATAGGTGAGATGAGATGAAAAGAGTAATATTCAGTTTTTATATTGACATACCAAAAGAACAACTAGATATATTTGATAAGGATTTACCTATTATAAAAAATCAAAAGGCCAAACCTATAAACTACATAACTAAAGATGAATTGAAAAAACATTATATAAGACTTTTAGTGTCAAAACAAGCATATGCAAAAAAACTAGGCTATGATTTTAAGTTGTTTGAGTATGATACAAATTGGATTTTGTTTGAAAATCAATTAAAAAATAAACATCCATATCTGACAACCTACAATATTGTTAATTTTTACAAATTACATTTATTATATGAACTGTCAAAACAATATGATGAAATTCTTTATTTAGATTTTGACGTTGTACCTATGCAAAACATAGACTTTTTTGAGCATTGGGATTTATCAAAAGGTATTGCTGTGTTAAACAATAATGATAGAGTGTTAGTACCAGAAAATATAAATGAAGCCTCAACTACTATAAGAAGTCCTACAGCAAAATTTTACAATGCTCAAGCAATGTTATTTGAAAAAGGATTGAGTACAAAAAATGATGTAATCAATACAGGTATAGTAGGTGCAAACGCTGAATACTTAAATAGATTAGCATATTTTAAAGACTTTGATAAAAACTTAAAACTAATGACAGATTTAACGAAAGAATCAGACTTACATCCACCTAAAATTACAAAGTTTTTTGGTTGGGATAATGAAACTTTATTTGCAGTAAAAATAAAAGAAAATGACGTACCTATTTTATGGTTGGATGATAAATGGCATTATTTTTTTTCAAATCAATATCACGTACCTAGTAAAACTATATTGTGCCATACTATTAATAAAAAATTTGACATAGTATGGAGAGCAATGGATGCTTAAAATCTGTACAGTATATTTTGACGATTTTTATACACCTGATTATGTTTCTAAGCTTTACTATAGTTTAAAAAAACATTCAACAGTTGACTTTGAGTTTATATGTATAAGTGATACAGATGTTAAAGCAGATGTAATTTTACCTTACAATCACCATAGCAACATAGTTAGACATTGGCATAAACTAAAGTTTTTTAGTCCACAATTTGCATATCAAAATACAAATGATGACATTATTATTATGGATATAGATCAAGTCATTGTTAATAACATAGATGATTTATTAAACTATCCAGTAGAACAAAATGAGTTAGTAACATATGGCCAATGGTGGGAAAATAAATTAGGCATTAATGGTGGTTTTTATAAATTCAAATCAGGTAGTTTAAAATTTGTATGGGATGACTTTGCACTTAATCCAGAATATTGGCAATTACACTTTTATAACAATGGTACTGTACATAAAAAATATTATGGTGAACAAAATTATGTTAAATGGAAAATATTAGAATATAAAGCAAAATTGACTAAAACACCTAGTGAATGGATTGCAAAATATACAGATGACTATGCAGAAAATTTAAAACTTAATAAAATGTATATGCAAAAATTCAATACAGACTATATGATATTAGATAAAGAAGTAAATGACAAATTAAAAGTTATACATTTTACAGGTGTAGGAAGAAAAATAAATGAGAATTATTTGTTGTAGATTTGGTAAAAAGTTTACTCAATGGCACGTTGACAACTTAAAACATATGATAGATGAATATTCTGGTCTAAAGTATGATAGCTTTGAAGTTATAGAAGATGATCTATATGGCAATTGGTTTAATAAGCTTCAAATGTATGACAGATTTAGAGATGATGAAAATTTATATTTTGATTTAGATTTAGTTATCTATGATAAACTTCCCAATCTTATAAGAAAAAACTTTACATTATTAGATGATACATGGTGGAGAGAACCTGCTCATACACCC